CTCAGGACGCTGTAGTCTCGAATCTTGAGGTTTGACGCCAAAGTGTGCTTGAGTTGACTCAGTATAACGAGAACCACCAATTGCATTACGTTCTAACCACACCTGTAGCGCATAGGCGGCGCGGAAGTCATTAATAGATATATCTGAGGAATCAACGAGAACTTCATCTATATTTTCCACACGAGCAGAAGCCAATGATACCGGAGGAAATGCTGTATTATCTGTGCCAAGACCACCTCCTGTGTTGACAAATAGCGTTTCGGGAGCTGCATAAGAGCCACCACCAGTTTGAACAACATTAGACTGTGATAAGTAACTAACTGTACCACTACCGGCCAGAGGCATAAGTACTTCCTCTCCACGTTGTGTGAATGGAAGAGCTGAGGTGAAATAATCATGCTGATAGGATCTGGTGCGAAGACCAAGATAATCAATAGCATCAGCTGCAGCTAATTCGCCAGATGCGAGAGGGAATTCCAATACATCATCAGCGACGAAATTACGGTCCCTATAATACTCGTACCAGACGAGCTGGTACGCGGCGACTGGCATCATATCTAAGTTAGTACCTACCCAATTTGACTCAACTGGATCATTATCTAGCAGTAAGGGAACTCCGAGATAATCAAGTAATGAAGACTTCTCAAATAACTCTGGGTTAGTATCCATGACATCACCGATATCAATGAATGGAGGAACTGGTGCAACAGCGGGATCTACACCAACGCCTAGCCGGCCACCTGTGATGAACTCTTCCCATCCGTCCCATAACAATCGATTGGGGACGAAGAAAAAATGGACATATAACTGAATCGAATCGTAGATAGGCGCTAACAGTGGCGCTAGTCGTAGAAGTATTTCAGTAGAACCATAGAACATATCCGAGGGGACACACTCTGTAATTAACGCAGGGGTTAGCCGCCCCATGCGAGTGCTTGAACGTTTTTGATGTGAGAGATCGAATGATGATCTCTGTGGTTTTGTCAGCTGTACTGACTTGAATCCAGCATACTTACTCATATTGTGAGATTTTGTTTTGTTTTTGATTTGATAGTTTTTGAGAGTCTCCTCATTTGTTCCTTCTTATAGGCAATAGGATCTTTTAACCGGCGCATAGCCGGAGAGCGGATCCAATCTACCTCTTTCTTGAACGTACGTTTTTGATCACGTACGGCTATGCGTACGTGATCAATTTTAGAGAAGATTTTACTTTTATAGTATCGAGGCAAATGCCTCTTCTTACCGTCTAATAGAACATAGTTCTTACGGTCATCTAAATGCCAGCGTACCATCGGAGGGGGTACTTGTTTTTCCTCCTTAGTAACATCATAGCCCTGTAGATAGTTTGCGCCTAACCCGGGCCTACGAGACATGAGAGCAAACGGAGGGGTACGGCGTGTTTTCATCTTCCAGCCTTTACCATTAACGATATAACCCAGGGTATATGCTATTGACGCCTGAGTAACCCGTCCGATATGAACATGACCATTAGGCCATGCGTTACGGATAGCCTCATCGTTAGTTTCGCCGAATAGTATAATATGATAATGAGGCCGAAAGGTCTTGCTACCATACTCACCAACAGCATAATAACGGATCCGGTATCCAGCTTTGCGTAATCTCTTGAGGAATAACTGGACATCTCTCCTGTCAAGCTGTGACACACCATTCTTCCAACGCAGATGTGCGTCAGCATATGTCAGTGTGACAAATCGTGACTCAAGGTGTAGCTTAGCCTCATAGTGAAGACGCGTAGCCCAATCGCTACGTTTAGTTGCGCAACAGAATGCGCATTGTCCGCAGGATACAACTATATCCTGCTTAGGTAGATATCGCGGGGTCTGGCATTCCACTATGGCGTTCTTTTAGTACGAAGGATATTGCATCAACCATTTCTTGTAACTCCTCTAACCGAAGATCTAACTCGACATTTGAGTGAGTTCTATAGATATCAACACGTGTATGGAATCGATGACTTTTATCATCAGATTCCTTTGTGCTTAGCTTTTTAGCCATGGTCCGGGGTTTCATAGGCGAATCCCTCCACGACTCATTTTATAGGTCCGTAATGATTTACCACGACCGCGGCGGCTCCTAGAGCGGCGGCGACCTCTTGAGAATCTGCGTCTCATTTTAACATTTTCATTAATAACAGTTGTGTGAATTGTAATATGTGTTGAGGTGTGATTTCGTAGTCAGTCATGAACCGCTTTTGCACCTCCAAAATAGCGTTCTGAAAGTCCTTTGACTGTACGACTTCTGCTTTGATCCTTGCATCAAGTTGACCAAGATGAAATCTCTGTTCTAACAGATTTAACTCTTCATCCATTTTCTTATCTCCATTAGTACCTTTGTAGTATCCTAATGAATCGTCAATAACGATCTTCTTTGTTGACCAATCTGCACGTTGCCTCTCCATATCACTCTGAGATGCCTTTATCTCCGCGCTAGACTTAAGCGAATCGATAGTTGCCTTAAAGCCCTCATTGTCGAGCAATGGATTTGCCGCAACGACTCGTGCCTGTAATTTATTAAGTTCTGTAAGGACCGTGGTCTGACGAGTCTTTGCATTAGTGGCCTGTACTTGCGCATCTGTTAATCTGGTTTGATTTATAAGAGGAACCATTTGCATTAATTTGGAGAAATCCACAGGCTGTATTCCCGGATAGGTTAATGCCTGATTTTGATTACCGGGTGAACCTTGACCGTACACAAGATGGGGATTTAACCCGGCATCCTGAAATCTGGCCATCTGATTCTTATGTGTGTTGTACTCATTTTGCATCTGATGTTATCTCTCAGTTGCACTTGCTTGATACGCAGCTAGCTCTTTGTTGTGCTTAGCTTGTCTTTCCTGCTGATAGATTGAGATACCTGCACCTAGTGCTTGGAGGCCAATAGCGGGCATCACGTCGGAGATATTCCAATTACCCACAGAACCTTGGGTATTCCCCATTGGGGCGTTAGGATTCATTGTGTACGCGTTTTAAAGCTTCCTGTGAATTAACATACCGCCCGTACATGAATTGAGCAATCATATCAAGAAGATCTTGATCATTTTGAATGGCATTGAGGCAGCTACACGCCACCGTTATATCACGCTCAAGGAATATACGAATTCCTTCTTGTGTAACTTCTTGGTAGGCAGCGCCTTGCGGTGCCTGACCATTTGTATTGTTTTTTTCCATGACACCAAGATAAGGAATTTGGTGTCAGTTAGCAAAGTAAATCAAGTAGATTACTTTGCTTTTTCTCTTAGGGAATAAATTCCCAAATAGAGATAGTAAAATTAGTGCTTACCGGGTGCGTGGCCCCGGGGCTCTCGTTGCGCCTGTCACGACCACCCACTCTCTTTTAGCCACTTTATCTGCGTTCGCGCTACGCTTGGCCTTGATTACGTATAGTAGTACCGATCGGGGTGGTTGGGCAACGATCGAGGCCCTTCCCCCACACCCGGTATTTTAACTATTTAACGATAGTCTTATTACGATTTTTTTCCTGAAGATAAAAATCAATTATAAAAAAAAGGCCACCAAATGCGGTGACCTTTTTATTTAATACGAAATATTTCGTATTACGGTAGGGGAGGGGAGGGAATAACGGGAGGACCAGAAACGGGAGGAGAGGGGAGGGGAGGGGCTTTCTTAGCTTCCTCTTCCTCTGCTTTCTTTTTCATACGATCTTCTGCTTTTTTAATTTTGTCCTTAAGATCTGCTGCACGATCATGTTGAACTGTAATGTCTTCACGAGACAATTTTTCAAGGTCGCCCATGCGATCTTCATACATACCTTCCTTTTCGATAGGTAATGACTCTTTTCGAATGAACCGCTGAATAATCTCACGAAGTGTCATGGACTGCATTGGGACGGTTACTTTTTTGACGCCTGCAAACGATTGCGGCGTCCTTTTAAATGTTGGATATAAATGCATAATTAGAACCCTAGGGTGTTTGGCGTGCCGAAATACGGCAACGGACGTTTAACATTGATTTTATTGTGGATATACATCCAGAAGTTGTCTTCTGAACCGTTGACGGCGAATATACGAGACTGTGTAGTGTCGTCAAATTCGTTGAACGTGGCACCTAATGTAGGTGTATTTGCGAAATCACGGGTAAGTGTCCAAAATAATAGACTACCGTGGAAATCGCCATGATTGGTATTATGTATGTGTTTCCAATCTGCATAGCGGGACTGATAACCGAACTGAGGGAGAACTCCATTTTCATCTTCCAAGAGATTAGCCGGATTTGCCCATATCTCTGCATCATCTACTTGTTGCTCGCCTAACTTGGCGAACGTTGGCCATGGATAACCAAGAAATGATCTACGAGCATAGAACATACGAGGCATGCCCTGGTGATAAGACGCTGGTGCCATGATTGAGATGATACCAATAATGAATCCATGTTCGGAACAGAAGTAGCGGAAGTGGTTAGTATTACCGTACGTGATACCATGGCCAGCCATATTAGCAAGAGGAACAGTACCAGAACCATCGTTTGAATACGCGGTTGATACAATTTCACTGATCTTTACGGGGATACGACCACCACCTATATACTCAGGACGCTGTAGTCTCGAGTCTTGAGGTTTCACACCAAAGTGTGCTTGAGTTGACTCAGTATACCGAGAACCACCAATTGCATTTCGTTCGAGCCATACCTGTAATGCATAGGCCGCACGGAAGTCATTGATAGATATATCAGAAGAATCAACGAGTACCTCGTCTATATTCTCAACACGTGCTGAGGTAAGAGATACGGGAGGAAAAGCATTGTCCGTACCCATTCCACCTCCTGAATTAACGAACACTCCCTCCGCTGCCGCATAAGAACCACCACCAGTCTGAACTATATTAGACTGAGCAAGATAACTAACTGAACCGCTACCAGCAAGAGGCATCAATACCTCCTCACCACGTTGAGTGAAGGGTAACGCCGAATTGTAATAATCATGCGCATAAGTACGAGGCTGCAAAGCCAGGAGATCAACAGCATCTACAGAAGCATACTGACCAGATGCTAGAGGGAATGAGAACACATCATCGGACACAAAATTACGGTCCCGATAGTATTCGTACCATACGAGCTGA